GTATAAGCGGACTCTGAACGAGGCTGCAAAGTACGCGATGCTAGATTGGACGCAACAGATAAGTAGTCACGCGCATTAAATACGAATGTTTTACTCATATCGCCGATGTCGTTTTCAATCATCAACGCTTCGCATTCTGCTACGTTGTCATAACCTGTAAGGGCTACTGAGCTTGTAACAACCAACGAACCTGAGTTAGACACATTATCCGCAATTGCGCGGTTAATCTTCGCACTCAAAGCTTGTGCTGCTGATGTTGCTTTTCGTTCCATCTGAACAGGGTCGCGTAACGACTGAGCATCCATTTGGAAAGGCACGTTTGAGATAGTTGATAGAGTTGCAGGTACTACCATACCAGTGATTGAACCGATATTACCTGTAACGTCTAAACCATCAACAGTTGTGCTGATTTGTGGTGAAGGTCGCCATACAGTATCGCCTCGACGTTGCATTTCTGCACCGGGTTGCGAAAAACTGCCCGCTTGTTTTACTACTGTGTTATCTGCGTCAAACTTTTCAAGCACTCGCTCAAAAAGAATAACTTCTTCTCTGTTAAAACTATTAGCCATGATGTTTTACCTTAATTTAACACCCACATCCTTCGCCTGCTTTTTTAGAGCAATAAGTTGAGACATGTCACCACTTGCAGCTGCTTTGTCACGCTCTTTGTCTATGCGTGTTTGCCAGTCAGATACTGCGGCTCCCGGCTCAATCTTAGTTTCTGGATCGGGTGGAGATGATTTAGCCTTGACTGACAAACTATTGCCAATCTCGACCGCTCTCACAAGCGCCTTAACAGGGTTTACTTTAACTAAATTTACAAGTTCCTCAGCTTTACCGGGATTAGCACCTAAGTGCGCCATAATTAAATGGCTTTTTTCCGTATTCGACATAATTACTTTAGATAAATCATTACCTAAGATGTCGATTGCTTTATCTTCAAGATCTTCATAATTGCTCATTTTCAGAGTGTTCGCGCGCGTATAGTGCTCGGTTAAACTCTCTTCAAGTTGTGCGCTCTGATTCACTTGAGTTGCTTGAGTTTGATTTTGCTGGACAAGCTGCGCGACTTGTTCTTGCGCTGCTTTTGCTATCCGTTCGCCATCATACCCATCCAATGCTGTTAAATATTCCGCTCGCGTTTCAAAGTCGTCCTCATCAGGGCGGGTTGCTGGTTTCTCAGAATTTAGCTGTATTCTCAACAGCTTGTTTTCTTCCTCCACCATTTCCGCTCGACGGGTTGCTTCATCTGCTTGCGTGTTGGCAGCATTGATTTTGCCGGTTAACTTATTAAATCGTTTCTGTAGACCGTGTGGTCGCTGTGCTTTAGAGGCTGGCTCATCCTCTCCCTCAACGATAATCTCTACTTCTTCATCTGCCGTTTCCATTGTTTCTGTGGATTCAACATCTTCATTAGTAGTAATTTCGTCTTCGGTTTCTATCGCCTGTTCGCTCATGGTTTTTCCTCATCATGGTATTGAGTATTTTACCGCAGATTACGCTGCGTTCGTATTAGGTAAGCTATGCCTTAATTCTTCTGTATGCCATTATTTTTAGTGGCGTAGTAATTAGTGTACATAACGTAGGTTAACGCTATTAATGGCGCTACCATCTCAATAGGAGCTCTCCAAGAGATTATCCATGTCACACCTACGAGGCATAACAAGCCAAAATAAAGTGATACTATTATGGTTTTTGCGTTCATATTCATACCTTTGTTAAATTATTGTAAGGTCTGCACATCAGCAGGGCCTACCGGCACTTGTGCAAATCGTCTTAATACGGCTTCGGCTCGCTTAATGCCGATGTCCGTTACTATGTCTGCCGTTTCAGCTTTGACCTTTTCAGCCATTGCTAAGTCTTTTTGTGCTGAGGCTATCTTGCCAACACTTGATGCTTCTAAGTTCTTAGCTTCTGCATTCTGTTGATTAGTCGCAGCTTTAACCAGCTCATCATTTGGATCGGTTTCTTGTTGTAGTGATTGTACCATACTCTTTTCTTCATCGGTTTCAGGCTCGATCAATCCTTGCTTCAACATTAACTGTCGATTAAATTCTTTCAGAGGCTTAAGCCCTGTTCCCTGTATGTTATCCATCCACATGGCAAGCAATGGGCCAAGATAAGGAGAGTTTTCAGGTATCTTTTCAATAACTTTTTCAATGGATTCTATTGTTGCTTCTTTCTGGCTTTCATATTGCGGCCCTACTTCAACATCAACACTAAATCGCCCGCGGGATAAATCATTTAACTGAATAGGGTTGCCGGTTTGAGGGTCTAAAGATTGGACGTTTAATTGCTCCATCTTAATCGTACCGTCAATACCGATGATCTTTTTCATTTGCGAGCGAGTATAAATCTCACCAGCAATAGCTCTATAAACCTTGCCTGAGTGTTTAATTGATTGAAGTATGTTATCGGTTATAACTTGAGTATTTAGGTTCTCGCGCTTTCTGAGGGCGTTAATGGCTTTGCCGGACGCATCTGGATCTATTTGGTCTTGTGGTGCGTTACCTGTTTGTCGTTGAACAAAGCCGGAAATAGTATCAATTACACCCATGGTATTAGGGTCTAGCTGATTAGGTGCTAACGTACCAACGGGGCCGGACGCAATTGGGTTGCCTTGAGAGTCTACTAAATCATTAATAACCATATAGGCTTTATTGGTTTTGTCTGCCCATATATCCGAAAGCCCTTTAATCTGTTGTCGAGTAAAGATGGGGACGGTATCACCAGACGAAGCCGAGGCTTCTGCCATTTTAGAGATGCCCATATTGATAGTACGGTTAGCATCTTTCAGCTTTCTAACTAGGCCTCGAACATACTCAACATTATCAACGTATGTCCTAAACCCATACATAGGAATAACTGGTATAAACTTCCCTGCTATTCTTTTATCTTCTTCTAATAGCTCGCTACCTGTGAATATTGTCTTAGTGATTACACGGCGATTAATCTTACGCTCTCGGACAAACTCCCAACCTAATGCTTTTAGCTCTTCCTCAACTAATTCAAATTCTTCTTGGTTAAATGCCTTTAGCTGATTTCCTGCGATATGCTGCCATACTTGTACTTTTTCTTTTTCAATCTTAACGTCGAAACGCTCCGCAACATAAATAACGTCACGAGTGTTCCAGTTAAAGCTTTGGTAGTTGTGTGGAGTGTACGCGCTTGATGGTTCTGCATCTGGCCACGCTTCATCGAACGCATCTTTGGAATATCCTGTTAAAACAGTACAGCGTTTAGCGTCTGCTTTATCAGCTCGCTTTGCGTTCTCGTCCCACATTACTTGGTTAAATGCGTTATTAATCGGCTCCCATACTACTTCTTGGTCTTCGTTCTCTGGGTCTTCTGGGTCAACAAATTCGGTGGACATTTTAAAAGCACCAATACCACAGACAGCCGCTTCAAATACCGCGGTATCTTGCGCTACTTGACCATCGTTATCTTTAAAATCTGCGCGATATACGCCGTTTAATAGCTCCGCGTCTTCTTCTGAGGTAGCCTTATCATCTTGGGTATATAAGACGTTAGCGCGGTTTAATGTCCATTCACCAACGTATCGCATAACGTAATCAGATGTTATGTCGAATTCTAATCTTGCTCGCTTAGTGTCTGAATTATGAGTGTCCTGTAAAAACCCCTCCCACATTCCACCGTCAACACCAATAAACCGCATATCCTCGTTAGATTTTTCACGAATCTCTTCGGACGCACTATAATCTTTTGCTACATCCAGCTTTAATTGATCTAAGTCAGCCATTAAAAAGCTCCAACCGCTTTAGGGATAGTGATTTCTTCATATTCTTCAACTTTTGGCACACATTCCATATCATAAGAGTATATCAGCTGATCGCCTAAGTTAGGAGATTCTACCCCTCTCGCTTTCATTTGTTGTTTTGACTCTACGCCTATCTTACCACTTTTATCATATATTCTCATGGGTCTTGATAACTCTGAGCATAGCTCAGTTAATTTAGAGCACTTAGAGCTTATCGACATTAAATCATCTGGGTTTTGATATTCTTTTAAGACAACCGCTTTATAGGTTAATTCTGCCCTGTCTCTTACGTTCATCCATGACTGGGCGCGGCGATTAACAAACGTATCTTTGTTTGGCTTGTTATCTTTGTATTTTTCGTTTGGGTTATGCTTTGAGCCGCCGCCATGGTAAGCAATGAGCGTCATATTCTTGCCGGGGCTTGCTTGGTTAAGGTATAACTTCATTGAAGGTGCGCCCATTCCATCAGCATCATATACAAAAACATCGGCTTTCACTCTTTCTGCAAGATCAAAAGCCCATGGCATTGCATCGGTAATGTCTCCGTCTTTTCTTGAATCAGCTTCTAGTGTAACCACGCCTTTCCTATGTCCTATAGCCCTTTCATCCCCTGTGTCAGCAGGGTCGAATGAAACAACATCGGCACCAATGGGCTCAAACCCTAATTTAATATGTGCATCAATACAGGCTTGCACCCACTTAGAAGGTATGAATATATTCTCAGCAGAGGCGTTGTAATCAATATCTATTTCTTGCGCAACCGTGACCTCATCTTGTTCTTTTACTTGTTTATCATACCAATCTTGGTCTTTTCGTGGGTCGTCACGCCAGTTAAACGTAAATACATCAATGTTCCCAGCATGGCGCTTTTTATAAAACAGGTTGCCGTTTCCATTAGGTGTAGATATGTCTATTTGGCAGTTGGTTGTTTGAGATAAAGCGGCGTCGGTTGTGTCTTGTCTTTCAAGGAATGCAGACTCATCAACAACATAAAGCGAACAACGACCGCCACGGCCAATATCATAACCTGCCTCACCTGTAATGGTCGCCCCGTTTTCTGGGTTCGTTATCTTCATAAATGTGGCATGGGCTTTTTCGTCATACCCTTCTGGCTTAAATTCTTTAGGGAGATAACTGATAAAGAAACGGATCTTTTCAAAAATACACTTTGGATCGCCTTTTTTATCGACTAACGCTTCCTTTCTTGAGCCGAAGCCTGCCGTGTATCCTGGGTAGAATAACCACATGGCCGCAGCATAAGCGCCTGCCAGCCATGTTGCTCCTGAATCACGTGATTTATCAGAAAGCCCTCGCTCCCCATTACGCCATTGTCGATGCATCCATTTAACAAATTCTATTTGTCGAGGGAATAAAACAAAAGGGATAACAGCGGGTAGGTTTCTTTCAATGTTACGAGGCTCAAATGTCATACCCCAGTCTGTGATTAAATCCCACGGGTTTTCTTTATAATGAATCTTGCAAGCCATTAATAGTTTAGGATCTTTCCTAATCTTAATAAGTCTATCAGCTCTTTTTTTTAGAACTTCGGTATAATCTGGGTTCTTGTAATCAATCATCAATGATTGACCTATATGCGGCTGTTGCTTCGTCTGCGCTCATTTCTCTTGCGATGACTTGTACAGGCTTGTTAGGGTCGCTGCCAAGTTCTTTTTTATCCGCTAAGCCTAAGTCCCGCGCAATGATATTGGCGTTTAACATGTCTGCTGCTGCTCCTGAGAACTTTTGGTGGCGTATTATTTGCTCAGTTTTCTTTGTGACCTCAATAAAATCTTCTTTATTTCTATAGTTGCGCCACGTCTCCATACTCACATCTAAAAAGATACATAATCCATCAAGAGTCATGGCTCGCATCTTGCTTACGGTATCTTTAACAAACTCACCTTGAAACTGTACGGCCTTTTGTTCTTGTAACGGGTTATCTTCTACCCACTCGAAGTATTCAACGCAACATTCCCATAGTTGATTTGGGTCACTGAAAATAGGGTTTCTTCCGCTTTTACTGCGCGCTTCCCAAAATCTATTGCCTTTAGGTGCAGCCATTTTGTATCCTTTGTAGCTTTATAGAATTGCAGTTGATTGCCCGGCTCATAGCGCGCCCTTAGACCAGCCATTTACGCGACTTTGTAGATCTTTTTGATGCTCATGTTTAGCTTGTTTATCCCACTGACCATGCTCATTGATGCGAATATACCGAATAATGTTGCTTTCTGCTTGCGCTAAATCGGTACAGATAGGCTTGCTAATATCGGTTTTGTCTGAGATGCGCCACTTCTGGTTTAGTGAGTCACAATACAGCCGTTTCCAGCCCGATAAGAAACTTTCTTTAATGAGCGAAACATACCCGCCATCAACTTTTTTTATTTTAAATTTCATTCGTACCACCATATTTGACAATACCCTTCACCGCCATCGCCACCCTGAAAGCTGCCATTAGCGCCGCCGCCAGCACCACACCCAAAAGCTTTTAATGCTGCATCTCCGCCGACTCCGCTACCAATAGCGCCCGAACCCGCAGCAACCGAGCCGCCTGAACAATCAAAGCGTCGAGTATAGTTCTCACTTAATTCCGTTCCACCGCCACCGCCAGCACCGTAAATACCGTCCTTGCCTGCGCCCGAACCGCCTCTTGTGGAGGTAATAGTTACCAGATAATCGCCTAAGCTAGTTGTCATTTGCGTTCCGTCCTGACCCGCAAAACCAAATCTAAAAGGAGATGTGGTGCATTCTATTGCCCCAGAAATCCCGCCCGAGCCTAGCTATGCCCCCGTCAGCGCCTTCGATCAACGTGCAAAGTTCCCGCCGGAGCCAGCGCCACCCCCGCCAAAACAAGAGCCCTTGGTTGAGCTGTGGGCC